TGCTTTTTACACATCCCCCCACTCCCTGTCGCCCCGATAATAATCGCAAGTTGAGCATAAAGCAAATTACGATCGATCACCTATCCGATCTTTGTCCTCCTGCCTTGTCTTTTTGGCATGGCACCCTTGCTCTGGGTCGATGTCGTCAACACACAAAATTTGCAAGTTGGTATCCTCGTCTGACCCACCCAAGGATACCGGGGTTAGGTGGTCCAGCTCGAAGCCCCGAGGGTAGTCAACCAACCGCCCGCATGCAGCGCAGTGAGGGTCTGCTGTCCATAACCTAAGCCTGGTCTTCTGTAGCTTTCCGCCAGTCAGGGTGCGCTTGATGTCAGTTCTCAATGGCTGGGCTGCATTGCCCAGTTGCCGAGTAGGTAGCCGAGATACCATCGGCTTGATGCTGCGTAGCCTAGCCATCTTGTTCCCCAGTCGTCAGCCAAGTGCATAGCCCGCAGTAGCCCAACAATGCAAGAACAAGGAGGGCACCCACCAAGGATGGCGGGAGCCAATTCTGCAGAGTAAGCACAATCGCTGAGGATTGCACCCACCCAACTACCAAAACCCCCATCATGATGATCAATCTGCACATCGGACCTTTGTTGTAGTTCCTCGTAAGGTACTTCTGCATATTCTTCATCGCTTCTTCCTTTCAATCAAGTCCCAGAACACCACCCAAACTGCCAACAGCGGGAAGACCAAGGCGGCCAGCATAGCGCGCTTCATGGCTTCCTCCGCTCTATCTCGTACCTGCAGAGGTAAGCCAACCCTGCGGGGTTATGCCACATCAACCAAAGCAACTCAATGACGCCTAGCGCAGCCTTAGCGGCGGGGGTAGGCCTGCCTCCTAGGAAGGAGTAGAACAACCACAGCCACAAAGCGCCCTTGCCGAGGTAGTAGGTGAGGACTACAGCCAGAATCCAATCCATCAATCCCTCCGATTCAATGTCTGCGGTATGCCATCGTCACTTGCGACCCGCACGTCGTCCTCGCCGGTGAGGGTTATCACCAGCCTGCTTATCGTCGCCGACTGTTCGGCTATCAGCCGATCCTTGGCTTCGATCTGTTTTGTTAAAAATTGTTCTAGCTCGCTCACCTGCCAATCCTTTCATTTTGTTAATCCAAGCCCTTCGCTTTTCACAACCTGCACAAGCCATAAAACTCGCCTCCTTTCGCCGAAGTCTTTTTTTTTTTTTTTTTACCCACTAACTCGTAATTTTTTACTTAGAGCGGTCAATCATGTGCAACACATGCAACACCCCTAAAGGGTGGTGTTGCGTTGGTTGCACTTTTAAGGCTTTTTGCAACATGCAACGAGGTGCAACTTGTTGCAACTTGTTGCATGTTACATATTTACTCGTAATTTTTTGCAAGTTCATGGTTTATTCTTGCCCTTGCTATGTCCAGATATTGCGCTTCTTTTTCAATCCCAACAAATGAAAAGCCTTCTTTTACCGCCGCCTTTCCTGTGCTCCCAGAGCCCAAAAACGGGTCAAGAATAACACCTCCAACTGGCGTAACTAAGCGACAGAGGTAGGCCATAAGGTCGGTGGGTTTGACTGTAGGGTGAGTGTTAGCAACCGGCTCGGGGGAGTAACCTTCATCCCTGCGTGTAATGTGCTGCCCCGAAGTGTTGCTATTCATCCCTGCTTTCCCCTTCGGCAGGCCATCACACCCCTCGTTGCGGTCTTTCTTAGATGCTTTGGCGCAATAGAAGAAACGCGCCGCTGATGTGTCTGATTCAACCCGTGGGATTGGGTTTGAAGTGACGTTCTTCATGGCCGAATAGACTGAATTCCCGGTATGTTTCCCATCATTTTTGGCAACCCCTTGCTGCCCCTTAGCCTCTGGGAAAGCCGCAAGCGCCTCGTCGCTGCCATCATGGATAAAGTTAGCTGGCCAGCGCCCTTCCTGCGCAACCTTATTTGGGGGATTACGGGCGGAACCCTCTGCATGCCGACACGGTATAGTGCCTGTCCCGCCTCGAGCTTTCCCGCCCACTATGCGGCAAGCATCGATGTTCAGACCGCCTGTGCCCCATCGCAGAACGTTTGCCGCCACCGTGCCCTCTAAGGGTTTGCGTGCCATTACGATAGGCTCAAAAGCTGGCTTGAGCGCCGTTCCGCCCCAATCACCATTGTGTGACTTTGGGAACCCAGACCCAAACACCCACATTATGCAATCGCGTATCTCAAAGCCAGCATCTTCTATGCCACACACCATTCGATGGTATGTACGGGGCGAGGAAAAGGAGAGCAAATATCCGCCTGGCTTTAGCACGCGCATTGCTTCTCGCGCCCACTCTTTACTGAATTCTTGAAAGGCATGCATCCCTTCCGGCGTAAGATTGTACTTCCCCGCCTCGGCAGCTATCGATTTATGCCCGCCATTCGGGCCAGCATTGGGTGAATGCGAAGAGAACCCGCGACGGGTTGCCGAACGCCTCTCAATATCGGCACCGTCCCACGACTTGCCCATAAAGCGGATCCCATAAGGCGGATCGGTTACGATCGCGTCGACACTATTATCAGCCAACATCAATGACATAACGTCGACACAATCCCCCTGCAGTAAATCAATCATTTTCTACCTTTTCAGCAAATAAACGAGCACCATCAACAAAAATACGGCCAGCAGCGACCAGCCCATCTACCGCGCGTTTGACGCGCTGCATGCGGGTATCGCGCTTACCCTCCTCTTCGGGTAACTGCGCCACACACGCATCCCATAGGTCGGTCGCGCGCACCCCTTCGGCACCATCTGACAGCCCCACAAGATCATTAAACAAGCGCCAAGCGAGCACCTGGATGTCACCCTTCGGCTCCTTCTTGCGCTGTGCCTTGGGTACCGCATTGGTGTGCTGCAATACGCAACTGGTGATGTCATCACCGTCCTCATCTTGGCCGAGCACCACAGTTTGTAGCTTGAAGCCATACTCGGTACCGTCGTCGCCATCCTTGAGCTTGGTGATAGTTGCCACCCGGTCATTATCCAACCGGCTGATCTCTATCTCGGCATCGGCCGCCGCGCGCAGGCCCGACCACCCACGGGCGCCCTTGCTGGAGTCTTTGCCGCTATGGTGGACCAGGACCACCAACGCGCCGGTGTGCTTGTGCAGCACCTTGCAATGTGCCAATGCTTTACCCACATCATCGCCCGAGTTCTCATTCGCACCGGGCATGACCTGGGCGAACGTGTCCACCACGATCATACTGATATGGCCATAGGCCTTGATTGCCTTGAGAACGTCCTTGACATCGGGCGCCAGCATGAAGTTAGGGGCGTCGCCTATGACCCCTATCGGCAGGTCGGACAGTGGGATGCCCTCATGCTCTGCATAGGCACGCAGCCGGTTACGGAAGCCGCCAGCGCCTTCGGCGACGATATAGACACACCCGCCTTGCGCTGTCTTCAGGTCGCGCCACGGCAAGCCCCTGACCACTGCAGCCACCAGGTCCAGCATAAAGAAAGTCTTCCCCGACCCGGAGTCGCCGAACACCACCGCCAAACCAGCGGCCGGTAAGACGCGCTTAATCAGCCATGCAGGAGGCACGCCGGCAGCGAACTCACATGCTGGGACAACAGCAAAGCGCTTAGGCGCCTCTTTATCTGGCTCCTGACTATCGACGTCAGGCCCAACCACATCGAAGTCAGCAAAGTCGTCATTAGGCATACCGATCGCCTCGCGGTACTCCTCATCTGTGCGATGCGCGCAATGGGCGTGCAGGCAGTGGAAGTGGCCACGCTCATACCCACCGGTGTGCGCAGGGAAGTACCGGGTAGCCGATTCGGCACCGCCCTCGGTGGTGTGCTCTGCCTCGAAAGCGCAAGTAATGTTGAGCGAACCGTCCTTGCCGAACGATTTCACCCACCCGTTGTCGAGCAAATGACGGGCTGTAGGGTCGTTGTGGGGAGCATCCGCCAGGCGTTGGGACTTGGTGGCTGTCTTGGCCTCGATCGGAGGCTCAACCGCGAACTGCTCTACCAAAGCTGCCCACAAGTCCTCGAAGTCAGCCAATGACAACTCGGGTATCTCATCCGGCAGGCCGCCAACCCATTCGTATCGCACACCGGAAGGGTGCGTGCCGGCCACAATACATTGCTGGCCGGTACCAAGGAGCTCGATCATGCCGTGTTGGGTCTTGATCACGCGCTTGGGCATGTCACCAGGCAGGCGGAAGAGGCAGAGGAACTTAGCGGCGTTCGAACGGATGCGCTCAGGCAATGCTTGCTCCAAAGCACCCAACAGGACAGCCAGGATGTCGCTGGCCTCCTCCGGATCGCCCACATCGACGTCCAGAGCGCGCACAGAGCGCGTTTGTAGGCAGATGCCTATGTCGGGGTTACGTGACCAGCGCTCGACCTCCTGGGCGCTCGCATGGTGCTCTGTCCACTTGGCGATACCGACTGCCTTCCCGTTGCTGTTGTACTTGGAAGGGGTCTTGCCGAGCTGCTTCATGGTCGAGTCAGGACTGATCTCGGCATTCGGGTTGCTCACTACCGGCAGCAAGTCGTCGGTGAGGCCTAATATGACGTCGAACGTTGCCCACTCTTCGGCTGTGGCGCCCCATCGTGGGAGGCTAATTATTTGTGCGCTCATGAGAACATTCTCGCTATTTCCATCTTTTCACCAATCCAGCGAATAACAGGCACTGCCATGCTATTGCCGAGCGCTTTGTAACGTGGACCATCTGCAGCCTTGTAGGAGGCCGTGTAGCCATCGGGGAAGCCCTGCAGGCGCTCGCATTCGGTTGGCGTCAGGCGGCGGACTTGCATGCCTTGTTGAACCGCCATCCAATTGCCACTATTCGCATGTGAATTTTGATGTCCGCCAGCCCGCAAGGTGGGCGAAAGTTCTTGGGTAGCATCAGCACCAAAGTCTTTCGCGCTAAAAGCAACCGCGTGTTGATCAGCCTTGGTCAAACAGGGCGCAACGTCATGCATAGGCTCGACAGCATTGCCCCCATTCTCAGGCTTGCGCCCTATCCAGTTACCGGGTATGCCGAAAGCGACTATGTTCGCATTAGCATCGGTACCAGTAGTGAGCGGCGCAGTCCGATCGCCTTCCGCATACACAGCACTATCGCCGGCAGTTCGATAGGCAACCGCAGGCGTACCGGGCTCAACTATCATTAGCCCCGCGCAAGCGTCCTGCAGTGTTGTGCCAGGATAGGCATGACCTCCTGAGCCATTAAGCGCACCAGCGACGGGCTGCGCCATTACTACAAAACTCTCGCTCTCGAAATCTAGACGACTAGTCCCTCCTTTCGCGTTGCAAGCTGTGGCTACGTCTATCGCGCCTTTTGTATTGTTGCCCCCAAATGCACCAACTACTCGCCCAACAGCGACGACAGGGTCTTGTCCTCTAATGTCTCCACTACGTTCAAATCCTTTGCCACTGCTTGTAAGGCGAGGTGTAATTGGGTGGGTAATTGTTTCCCCCGCTTCTCTGCGCGGCGCAGTATCCCCGCGCACGCTTTCGGACTCAAGAAGTACCGGTGGTCTACTGGCCCAGTCTCCAAAATCTGCGAGAGCGAACACGCGACGGCGCCTTTGCGCCACTCCGAACCACTGCGCGTCCAGCACTGCCCATTCGACCATTGCTTCGGAGCCAACGGCGCAGCCTTCCGTGCCCCAACCTTTGGCTGGGGGTTCGGTTCCTTCCATACCTGCCAGCTGGTCAACCACTGCTGCAAAGTCTCGCCCTTTGTTGCTGCTGAAGGCTCCAGGGACGTTTTCCCAGAGGGCAAAGCGAAGTCCGCAGTGCTTGCGCGCCCATCCAATAATGCGCATGGCGGTGAAGAAAAGACCAGATCGTGTGGTGTCGCCGTTGTCATTTGTAAAGCCTTTCTGTGCGCCGGCTACTGATAAGTCCTGACAAGGACTGCCGAAAATAATAGCGTCGATAGGACCGAGAAGAGCAATGTCTTCTTCGGTGATGGAGGTAATGTCGCCTAGATTGGGCACATCTGGATAACGCTCGGCGAGCAGGCGCACGCAGAAGGGCTCAATCTCAGAATGCCCTACGCATTGCCAACCGAGTGGGTACCAAGCTGCCGTCGCGGCCTCAATTCCGCTGAAAAGTGAAAGATAGCGCATGCGCTTATTTCCGACAGGCTTTAGCGAACTCACATTTTGCGCAAGCCGGGGACAGCGCCTCGCGACCCAACACAGGCAAACCCTCGCGATGCATCTTGTTAGTGGCGACCTCCACCCGGCGAGCGAGATCGGAGTCCAGGTTCGCACGTCCTTCGGTGCGATACGCCCCGGCTAACTGTTGCAGGTTGCCGAGGGTCGTCTTGGCGAGTGCTGCCAGGCGTTTGCGCTCTTTCGGGGTAGCGGCAGTCATCCACACGCGCAAGGCGTTAGGTTCGATGGTTGGCTTTGTCAGTATGTTTTTGCGGAAAGTCATTTTGTCTCTTCAATCAAAGTAAGTTTGGTAAGCGTTTGGCGGCCATTAACACCCACGTATCGATTCGTCACCCGGTACGCCTTACCCGCAAGCGGTATCAGGTCGCCGACCTTCGCAGTAGCCGAGCCGTCAAGGCGCAAGAAGGGGAGCGCATCGCCCTGTTTGTAAAATTCAGTTGTCTGCATCGGAAACCCAATCTATGAAAAATGCAGCCAATATGGCTGTCGCAGTAAAAGCAACCGAGTCGGCCACCAAGAAAAATAGGCAAAGCAGCGCGAAAAGGCACGGAACAGCAATCAAAGAAGCAAAAAATTTAAACACCTTTCATCTCCAAGTGACGCACCAACATCTCGGCAGAAGCCAAGGCGAATGCGAGGGTTTCAATACTGCTTAGGGATTCGGCGCGCATCAACAGCATCGCGCTTTTAGCTTCCACCACGCTCTTCTGCACAGGCGACAGCTTGTTAGCTACACTTTGCAGGGTGGCGAGATTGGATCTCGCTTTGTCTAACCGACCGTCTTTCAAGACATTCTCCTATTAGCAAGTAGCTTCACGCGCACGACATTCGACACGCGGCGGGTTACGTGGCGCTCTGCGTAGGTTCATCTGCACATTGCACGAATGCGCGGACGAAGCCAGGAGCAGAGCGATAACTATTTTTGTGATGGGTTTCATTTATCGGCTTGCGGTTGCGCGGTAGGGGCGGCAGACTTCAGGGCGAGGGCAAGCGCATGACGTGCGCGGTCAAATTCCGTCATCTGCGCCGCTGTCAGATCGCTTTCATCTTCACCCCGCACGGTGCTGGCTATGGTCATGAATCGTTGCGCAGCATCACGCACTGACGCCATACCAGCCGGCGTCGATGGTTGCGGGATGGCATAAAGCGGTGTCCAGCCGCCTGTTTCAGGCTCACTGTCTGTCAGTTCAGTTATGTCCGTTATCCGTATCCACGCCGCAGGCTCTTGCTCAATAGGGTGTGCCGATGGTTGCGAGGCGAGCAGGGCGCGGACAATGGCAATTGCCTCCTGCGTTACGCCATTGCCATCGATAACTTCGCAGTCATCTAGGAGAAGGATTGCATCCTTGATCTGCTCATCCGTCAGCGCCTTGGCTTGTACTGGCTGATTGGTGGATGCTGGTCGCTCGAACCGTGTCTCGTCTTCGAGCAGAGGGATACATCCTTCTTCCGGATAGTCAGTGCACCAAGCGTACAAACCTGCTGGCATCGGCTCATCTTCGAGTGGCATGCGATCAGGCATCATTTGCATGCTGATCTCCGCATCTCGCTGATCTTCGTCAGCGTCGAAGTCAGGCGCGATAAAATCCAGGGCGCTGCGCAGTTGGCGCGCATTCAGTGTGAACACCGGCTCACTACTGGCGGCTACCGGCTGTTGAGGGGCGGAAAGGCGATCTGCCATAGCGCCAAGCGCCTTGATGTCTTCAACGGAAAGACTGACAGTTCGGGACAAATTATCAGCCGACCATTTCACCTTCGCCAAAGCACGGCGTTCGTCATCCGTCAGAATCGCCGCATCGCTTGCTGGCATATTGGCAGGGACTGCCATCGCATTGACGGCCGCCGTAACAAGTGCAGCACCTTCGTATTTACCCGTGGTCACGAGGTCGGCTGCCAGCGATTCCAAGTCTTGAATCAAGGTAGTCATTTTTCAATCTCCTATAAGTTACCCAGAGATTAGCAAAGACTAAAAGAAAAAGCAAAATATATTTTTAGCGTATGCAAAAATAGTTCTTGACAAGTGATTTATCAACCGCTAAATTATCAATTGTTCGGTGGCAAACCGATTTATAGAAAGTTTCAAAAATGTTTTATTACGTAAAATCGCGCCGTTGCAGCACATGCGGGTTCGTGCATTATGCCGCGATCTGTAATCTTTGCAAGACCCCTAACCTACCTTTGGAGAAATAAGATGTCATTAGAACAAGTGATTCAAGACAACACAGCCGCTATCAATTTGCTTATTGAAACATTGAAAGCACAAGGTGCTTCGCACGCCGATGTCGGTACCGCAGTCCACAAGCACGTCGAAGAGGCGTTGAAAGAAGACAAGTCGGAAAAGAAAGCCGACACAAAAAAGTCGACTGCGGAGACTGCTTCGTCCGCGAAAGATGCTGGGCAGGCTGCTTCGGGCAAAACGGACAATGCCAAAAAAGAGCCAGTCGTTACTGGCGACAAGGAAGCGCTGTATAACGAAATCAAACAAACCTTCCTCGACCTGGTTGCAAGTGACCGCCCGGCAGCCGTTAAGTTGCTGGAAACCATCGGCGCTAAGACACTGAAAGTCGCTGAATACGACCAGTTGCTCAAAGCAAAAGAATTGCTCGGCATCACTGACGAAGAGCTGTCTTAATCAACCGGCCGCGCCTTCGGGCGCGGTGTTTTGGAGAATAGAATGCTTGCACAATATGTTGTTTGGTTTTTAATAGCCACGACCACAAGCCATACCTCTCCCGCCGTTATCGCTCGCTTCGTCGATAAAGAATCGTGCCAAGATACCGCTGCGCAGATGGAAAAGCAATCGGCTGGTAAAACCTCAATGCCCTCCCTAAAGGCAATTTGCGTTTCTGCGACCCGAAACAAAGTTTACGACGATGGTGCACAATGAGCGAAGACCACGAATACCACGCAGTCATATCGCCATCTGGCTCCCACAAGTGGCTGGTCTGCGCTGGCTCGATCGCTATGGAATCTCTCATTGAGAACCAGTCGAGCGAGTTTGCCGATGAGGGTACCGCTGCGCACACTGTCGCCTCGCTGTGCCTTGAGGCCGAGATCCAGGCGGACACCTACATCGGCCAAAAGCTGACTGTCGGGCAACGCACGTTCAAGGTTGATGACGGCATGGCCGGGTACGTCCAGACCTACATCGACCAGATCCGCGGGTACGTCGAAGAGTACAAGCTGCGCGGCGCGGTTGAAGTCGAGATGTACGTCGAGCAGCAAGTTCCTATCGGCCATATCACCGGCGAGAAGGACGCGCGCGGTACGAGCGATGCGATCATCATCGCGGTATGGGAAGACGGCAGCGCGACGATCGTTGTCAGCGACCTGAAGTACGGTCGAGGTATTGAGGTCGAAGCTGACGACAATCCTCAATTGAAACTCTACGCCCTCGGCGCGGTTGAGAAGTTCGGGTTGTTGTACGACTTCAAGGACGTTCGCTTGACCATCCACCAGCCGCGCATCAAGACTGCGCCAAGCGAATGGGAATGCTCAATCGACCACTTGATGGCCTTTAGCAAGTTCGCTTCACAAAAGGCAGAACACGCCTTAACGGTGCTCAACAAGGAAAAGCCTGGTGCGTGGACCCACCATCTGGTTGCAGGCGACCATTGCAAGAAAGCATTCTGCCGGGCGCGCGGCAATTGCATGAAGCTCGATCAATTCGTAGCCGACTCCATCGGCGCGGACTTCGACGTAATCGCCTCCTTGAGCAAGGATGCTGTCGTGCAAATGGTCAAGGGATTGCCGATAACCTCTCCGGAGGGGGCTTACGAAATTGGTTCTGCGCTCTTGGCGGACACTCCCCCAGACGCGGATTGCGTAGTACGTGTATCCACTCCGGAGGGGGATGGTACTAGCGTTTTTGCCCAGCAATGGGAGGCAACACGCGGGGAGGGAGCGTTCATTTTATCCCCTCGGATACCGCCCACCCTCTCCGACAAGATGGCCGTCCTTGACATCATTGACGACTGGATCAAAGCAGTCCGCGGGCGCGTTGAGTATGAACTGCTGCACGGTAACGAAGTGCCGGGCTACAAGCTGGTGCAGGGCAAGCAGGGCAATCGCAGTTGGAAGGATGCGGAAGAAGCTGAAGCCAAGTTGAAGTCCATGCGCCTCAAGAAAGAGGAGATGTACAACTACACCTTGATCAGCCCGACCAATGCCGAGAAGCTCCTAAAAGACACGCCGAAGCGCTGGGCATCGCTGCAGGAGAACATCGGCAGATCACCTGGTCAACCCTCAGTAGCACCGGTAAGCGACAAGCGCCCCGCATTGGTCATAAAGCCAGTTGCGGATGATTTTGAAACAGTCGATGATGGGAGTGATTTGGCATGAAAACAGTTACGCAGTGGTTCTCTCCGAATAAATCGCCCACCCGGGCGGGGGTTTATCAGACACAACAACCTGACGGAAAATGTTTCTTTAATGAATGGAACGGAGTTGAGTGGTCATATGGCAACTATGCTTGCGTTCCTCCCCGAAGCTGGCAACCTCTTCCTAAAAGGTTGCTCGCACGCTGGCGCGGTCTGGCAGAGGAGCCAAAATGAAAGTGTTCCGCATTCTCAACCTGGTGTTGGCTTTGGTGTACATCCTCGTGGCATCCGCATTCTGCGGATTCGCTGCGGGGGTAGCAGTAAATATTTTCGAGTGGGTGGTGAAGTGATCACCTTCCGGAATAGCGGCTGTTCTCTCGGCGGCCGTGGCGTGTCTTGTGGCAAGTGCGCAAGCTGCGCTTATATCCTTCGCATTCTCCGCAAAGGTGCCGAGCAAAACGTAGTATCGAAGTTGCAGCAAAACCTAAATTGGAGCAATAAATGTCAAAAGTAAAACTCGCAAATGTACGCCTCGCCTTCCCTGCTTTGTTTGAAGCGAAGCAAGTCAACGGTGAAGGCGATCCGCGCTTCTCGGCCGCATTCATCATGGGTCCGAAACACCCAGCGCTCGCCGAGATTAAAGCAGCGATCAAAGCAGTAGCCCAAGAGAAATGGGGCGCCAAAGCTGCCAAGATCCTCGAAGACCTGGAAAACAAAGACAAAACCGCTTTGCATGACGGCAATAGCAAATCTGATTACGAAGGCTACGAAGGCAACTTCTTTGTCTCCGCCGGCAATAAGATTCGCCCAACCGTCCTGGACCGCGACAAGTCGCCTTTGGTCGCTGCCGACGGTCGCCCCTACGCCGGTTGCTATGTCAACGCTGTTATTGAAATTTGGGCGCAGGACAACAAATTCGGCAAGCGCATCAACGCTTCGCTGGGCGGTGTCCAGTTCTTCAAAGATGGCGACGCGTTCTCCGGTGGTGGCGTAGCGGACGAGTCCGACTTTGACGACATCGGCGAAGGTGCCGGCGCTGACGACCTGGCTTAAGTAGTTTGCCTTGCCCCTCCGGGGCAGGGCTATTAGGAAGGCAAGTGGCAATTAGGTATTAACGCATCCTTAACCGGGCGCGGATTCTGAGAACCTAACCAGTGGGTTTATGCCGAATAGATTGGTTTTAGTTGCTTGCCTTCCTAATATAAGGAGAACAAAAGTGTTTAACGCACCTGAATTAGCAGAGATGTTTGAGGCGTCCCGAGAACCCAAACGGAGATCACGCACTCTGCGAACCCATCACGCACAGCCCGGTAGTGATTTGTCGAGGGCGCGTTGCCAAGCGCATGCTGCGTTTGACCCTAAGTGGCAATCGGGCGGCATGACGCGCACAGAGGCCTATGCGTGGCTGGCCACGCAACTTGGTATCACAAAAGAAGCCTGCCACATGCTTAACTTCGATGCCGCCATGTGCGAGCGGGTTGTGGCGGTTTGTACGATTGATGATTTTGATGTGCTGGATTAAATCATGACCCTATTCCTAGACTACGAAGAGCCCACCGAAACAACCTGCAAGCGCTGCGGTAAGCCTGACCTCAACTGGCAGCACGACGGCGAAACCTGGGTGCTCATGGAGGGCAAATACAAGGTGCACAAGTGTGCGGGTGTTGAAGACGATTTTGATGCGATTGTTTAGGGGCTGATCATGCGAATTACGTTTCAGGAAATATCATTGCGCGCTACGTACCGCTGGAAAGAAAACGGCAGAGTGCGTCAGACCACTAAAAAGTTCTATCAGACAGTAAGCCCCTTCAATAAGGATGGACAAGGGTTTGAGAAAACACCAGAACAAATAAAGCGCGAAATTACCCGCGAGCGCGACGCTTGGCTTATTGCGCAACGTCTCGAGAAAGAGTCTCTGAAGTGACAACCTACTCAGTCCGCTGCCGGAATAGCGCGTGCCGCCATCGGCGCGTGTCTGAGACGCATCCGGACGAGTACAAGCATCGGTACCGCTGCCCGTCGTGCAAGCAGGTAAAGGGCTGGCGCTTGGAAGGGCGGGCGTACAACAAGAAAGATTTATGCACTTGCGGACAAGTGCCTTTGTATCCCCACCGGAAAGGGAAGCATCCTTTGTGCGACCACCATCCGCAAGGATTTTATAATCAGGCCAAGAGGCAGGGCTGTACTTTTGATGACATACCGCTAGAACATATCGGCAAACCCATGAAAGAAACCGATGAGTGCCCCTTCTAAAAAGGTATTGACTCTATCTCTTAAGCGAGAATATTTCGAAGCGATAAAAGACGGTTCGAAAGTAGAAGAATTTCGGGAGAGGAACGACTTCTGGAAAAAGAGGATAGAGGGCAAGACATTTAGCAAAATAGTTTTGACTTTGGGCTACCCCAAGTCTGACGATTTATCTCGCCGCATTGAATTGCCTTGGCGTGGGTATCGCATTTGCAAAATAACGCACCCACATTTTGGCGATCAAGAGTTAGAAGTATTCGCCATCCGGTTGACCCAATGACTAAGAACCTCGACCTTATCGATGGCTACCATGTCGGCCCGCTGTTCGTCATAAACAAGCGCCGCCCTTTGGTTCGCCCGAAAGGCAAAGAAGGACTCATCCATCGGCAGCAAACAGTACGTGCTACGCCGGTTTGGGCTGATCGTAAAGCGATCAAAGAGTTTTACAAAGAGGCTCGCCGCTTGACACGCGAGACAGGCGAGCTGCACGTGGTTGATCACATCGTGCCGAAGTGCGCAAAGACCGTTTGCGGTTTGCATGTGCCTTGGAACTTGCGCGTGATTCACTGGAAACCGAACTCACAAAAAGGTGCTTGGACTTGGCCTGATATGCCCTTTGAACAACTGGAACTTTTATGATACTCCACGGCGATTTAGAAACCTTCTCCGCTATCCCGATTAAGAACGGCACCTACCGTTACGCCGAAGACGCAGAAATCATGCTCTTCACCTACGCCTTTGATAATGAGCCGGTGCAATGTTGGGACTTGACGACCGGCGAGGCGATGCCTTTCGACCTGGAGATGGCGCTGGAAGACGAGAGCGTTATCTTGAATTTCCAAAATTCAATGTTTGACAGAACAGTATTTCGTCTCGCCGTGAACTCTACGCCCCTCTTGCGCGCAGTCGGCGACCAGCAGCGCCGCTGGCGCGACACGATGATTAAGGCGCTTGCGCACTCGCTACCAGGTGGCCTCGACCGCACAGGAGAAATCCTTAAGATCGATCTCGGCGACAGCAAGCACACCTCGGGTAAAAATCTTATCCAACTTTTCTGCAAACCGCGGCCAGTCAATAGCACGCTGCGACGCGCGACAAAAGAAACGCATCCAGACGATTGGGAAACATTCAAGCTCTATGCGATGAATGACATCTCCGCCATGCGCGCTGTCGATCGCAAACTGCCCAGCTGGAACTACAATGACACCCCCGGCACCGCTGGCGAACTGGAATTAAAGCTATGGCACCTGGACCAGAAAATAAACGACCGCGGCGTTTGCATTGATATTGATCTTGCGCACGCCGCGATTGAAGCCGCCGAGAAGGCCAAGGCCGACCTCGCACGTCGCACTGTAGACATAACCAATGGCGAAGTAGAGAAGGCTACCCAGCGCGACAAGATGCTCTTGCACATCCTGGCAGAGTACGGTATCGACCTGCCCGATATGAAGTCGTCAACACTCGAGCGCCGCATTAACGACCCCGACCTGCCGGTGGAGTTACGCGAATTGCTTGATATCCGTTTGCAAGCGTCGATGGGCTCTACTTCTAAGTACAAATCCATGTTGAAGGCAGTGAACAAGGATGGGCGCGTGCGTGGCCTTCTGCAATTCAATGGTGCCAACCGTACACGCCGGTGGGCAGGCCGCACCGTGCAGCCCCAGAACATGTTCCGCCCGGTCAAGTACGTCAAGAAGGATTGGGAATTCGTGATGTCGGCCATCAAATCGGGGTCGGTGGATCTGATCTACCCGAACGTGATGGAGGTTACTGCGTCAGCCGCTCGTGGAGGCATCATTGCCGCACCGGGTAAAAAACTGGTAGTAGCCGATCTGGCCAACATTGAAGGCCGCGACCAGGCTTGGCTTGCTGGCGAAGAATGGAAGATGCAAGCCTTCCGCGAGTATGACGCCGGCACCGGTCCCGACTTGTACAAACTCGCCTACGCAAAAGCCTTCCGCATTGACCCGTCCGAGGTTGACGACTACCAGCGGCAAATCGGTAAGGTACTGGAGCTCATGCTCGGCTACGAGGGCGGCGTGGGTGCGTTTATGACCGGGGCGCTTACCTACGGCTTCGATATTGAAGAGATGGCCGAAGAGGCTTACCCACATTTGCCAAGTGACGCTAAGGGGGAGGCCGAAAGTTTTTACGCATACCAGACTAAGATGCGCCGTAGCACGTTCGGGTTGAGCAAGCGGGGATTTGTTACCTGCGACGCGTTTAAACGCCTCTGGCGCGGCGCGCATAGCAATGTGTCTGCACTATGGGGCGAGATGAAAGAAGCAGTTATCGACGCGATACAGAACCCAGGGAAGACGTTTATCTGTCGTCGCTTCAAGATGCGCCGCGATGGGGCTTGGCTGCGTATCGGCTTGCCTTCGGGGCGTTGCCTTTGCTACCCGTCGCCCGAGGTTGACGAGAAGGGCAATATCTCTTACATGGGAGTCAACCAATATACCCGCAAATGGCAGCGCGTGAAGTCATACGGCGGAAAGTTTTTCGAGAACTGCATCGCCGAAGGTACAGAAGTTTTGACCGATTCGGGGTGGTTAGCTATCGAGTCTGTTACTCCTGTGCATAAAGTCTGGGACGGTGTTGAGTGGGTCGCGCAAGATGGCACAGTTTACAAGGGTAAACAATTTACTTTGTCAGTTTTTAACGTTACTATGACTCCTGACCATTTGGTTTTAACTACGAAGGGGTGGCGTAATGCATCATCGTGCGAAGGATATAACAGGGCTCCAAGTTGGGTACTTGACAGCAACCCGCTATCGCGGCTCGGATGGCAAAAAATCGCTGTGGGAGGCCCAGTGCCAATGCGGGAAGATTATCGTGTTGGCAGCTACGGAACTAAAGAAGCAGAAGGCGCGTGGCATAACCGCTTCTTGCGGGTGCCAGAGGAAAGCAACAATCGGGGCAAAGAACCTAGCACACGGAATGTCTCACCATCCGGCGTATGCCGTGTACAGGTCAATGATAGACAGATGCCGACTTCCAACACACCAGGCTTGGCACAACTACGGCGGGCGCGGGATTACTGTTTGTACTCGCTGGCAGGAAAGTTTCGAAAACTTTTGGGAGGACATGGGACCGTCTTACCTACATGGTTTAACTTTGGAACGAATGAACAACATGAAGGGCTACTCGCTAAGGAATTGCAGTTGGCGGACGGTAAGGCATCAAGCCAACAACCGGCGAACAAATCGCAAATTGCAAACACCAGCGGGCGAGATGACAGCATCCCAAGCAGCCGACCTCTACGGGGTAAAGCGGACGACGCTACTCTACCGGCTAGAGAACGGATGGTCGATGTTGAGAGCGTTAGGGCTGTCTACGATTTAATGAACTGCGGGCCGCGTAGCCGCTTTGTAGTGCGCGGCTCAGATGGTCAGCCGCTCATTGTGCATAACTGTTGCCAAGCGCTTGCGCGTGACGTAATGGCCGATAACATGCCGGAGATTGAACGACAAGGGTACGCGATAATTTTATCGGTGCATGATGAGTTAATAACCGAAGTTCCTGACTCGCCGGAATTCACCTCAAAACGGTTGAGCGAACTTCTTTCGGCAAACCCACCTTGGGCACCTGATATGCCTCTAGCCGCCGCGGGGTGGGAAGGTAAGAGATATAAAAAAGATTGAGTGTTGTTTTTATTTGCGAGTTGGTGAAAATAGTTCTTGCAATGTTTTTAGCATCTGCTAAAATCACTACATCGAATCAACAAACCCGACGGAGCAGAAAATGAAAATCACAACACTTAAAATCAAACTGTTTGGCAAAACCGAAGTTCTGTTCCGTGTGCTGGATTCAAAAGGCGAAGTTGTACAAGTATCAGAAACTAAAGAAGAAGCCGAAGCATGGTTGGCAACACAATAAAAAGGATGGAGGAAATTTCCTCCATTGCCGCCGAGCGGATGAACTCGGCGGCACACCAGCCAAACATGCAATACGCCGAAATTCTATTTATGACGCAAGACGAAGCCACTGAGTTTCTAGCCCTTCGGCTTTCGTTGCCGACGCAGGGCCAGGAGCGCCAAGCGGCGAGAGCAAGAATAGACCAAAAGATAAAGGCCAGACAAAAATGAAATTCCTAATAACCATCAATCATTCCCTGCAATATACAACCATCAAATCCCATAGTTTTGACGCTCACGCGGAAGCTGTTGACCGCTTCGGGGTTTGTGCAATCAGAGTGGAGGCTGTTTGATATGAAAGCATTATTAATCGGCGGGGTAGCGGACGGCGAATACCGCGATGTCGATCCGAGGTGCGACTATTTAAAAATACCGCATCCTGAGTTCCCCAAGTGCTGGGCTGCAGGGCGTTTTGAAGTGCCAGCAAAAGAGGCGGTAAAAGTTGACAACTACAATCGCGAATATCTAAGCAGCGGTGAAACTACTTACGCAGTCTTTGTACACGGCGATCCTACAAAAATAATTGAGACACTAATCGAGGGGTACCGCAAACACAAAGAGGAGTCCACCAAATGAAAGCACCCCAACAACTCACTTTTGAGCATCGCTATCGGAAAGAATTGCAGCTGCAGAAAGCCCAAGACTACGCCGCCGAGGCGAGAGCGCGTAACGTCAAGCCGAACGCTTGCGCGCATTGTGCCAACCTGGAGAAGCTGGCCGAAGTGCAGCGCGTAGTGGCGAACTACAAACCCTTTTCGGCGGTAAGGAGTGTGGATCATGTTTAAGGTTGGTGAAATTCTAATTGTGCGCGAAGACTCTGACGCACTTGCTGAGTACAAAGGGCGAGAGGTGGAAGTAATGGAACATCGGCCGTGGTATACATTTCCTTACCGTCTTCGTTTTCGGTCTGGTGAGCAAGTAGCAGGAAAAGATCAGCATCTCCGCCGCAAGAAACCGCCAACCGAATACAAAGGCGAGCAGGAAATCCTTTCCTTGTTCAAGGTAAAGCCGCGCGAGGTGTGCGATGCTGGCTAAATGCTTATTGGCGATCGCCGCTATGATTTTAATTTTATGGCTGGGAGATTTTACATGGTAGTTTACAAATACATTCTTGATCTGACCGATCGGCAAGTTGTATCTATGCCGCAAGGTGCGGTGTTGTTATCAGTACAAAACCAGCACGAGGATATTGTGCTGTGGGCTAATGTCGATCCTCAAGCACCTATGGGAGGATTGGAAATTGTCATGTGCGGTACCGGCCACGAAGCCCCCAATATGCCTCATGTTGGTACGGTTCAATTACAAGGCGGCGATCTCGTCTTGCACATATTCCAAGGTGCCCAACGTGCGTGAATCCCAAATAGAAGCCTACGGCAAGCATCGTGCTATCGAAGCCAATGGTGTGTGCAGAAAAGTTAAGTGGATAGGCAGAAATTCTGCACCCGACCGGATTCTACTACTGCCGGAGGGCTGCCATTTAACGCCGCCCTACTTGGCGTTTTCTGCCGCTACAGTCTGGGTAGAGTTCAAAGCCACAGGCCAAAAGCCTACAGCGGCGCAGTTACGCGAGCACGAACGTATGCGCGCCGTTGGCCAGACGGTGCTGGTGTGGGATTCGATTGAAGCGATTGATAAATGGTTTGAGGGGCGATAATAATGGCGAAGATGAATCCTTGGGTTCCAATGTCAGATCCTGTAGATCTAAAAATTTTAGGTAAATTACTTGAGGAACTTGGTGAACTATCCGCTGCCGCTTCGCGCTGTTTGATACAGGGCGCAAACGAAGCCGAACCTGTTACGGGGAAAATAAATTCGGATTGGTTGGCCGAAGAGATCGCCGATGTGAAAGCGGGTCTGCTTCTTACTATTCAGCGTTTTGATCTGGATCGCGCGAAAATTGATGCCCGTATGGTGATTAAGTACCAGGGGTTACACCAATGGCACAAAATGGTTGACAAATGAGAGAACCACCACGCATCTGGACACCGAGAAGCTACCAACCTCCTATGATCAAGCACCAGCTCGAGCATGAGCGCTGCGGCGTGTGGGCGGGTATGGGACTCGGTAAGACCTGCTCCACGCTCACCACTATAGATTCCCTCATCCTAGCCGGCGAATCGCAGCCTACGCTTGTCCTAGCGCCTCTGCGCGTGGCGCGTAGCACCTGGCCGGATGAGGCGCGCAAGTGGGAGCACTTGGCGCACTTGGACATCATGCCGATTGTGGGTAGTCAATCGGAACGTTTGAGCGCGTTGCGCTATGACGCGCCGATATACACCTGCAATTACGACAACCTGGTGTGGCTGGTGGAACACTTCGGCGACCGCTGGCCCTTCAAGACAGTAGTGTCCGACGAGTCCACCCGGCTAAAGTCCTTCCGCCTTCGGCAAGGTGGCAAGCGTACAGCAGCGCTCGCCAAGGTGGCGCACACCAAAATCAAGCGCTTTATTGAGCTTACCGGTACGCCCTCGCCGAATGGTCTAGGCGACCTCTGGGGCCAGTGCTGGTATCTTGACGCCGGCAAACGTTTAGGTCGTACCTATTCGGCCTTCCAGCAACGCTGGTTCCAGAAGTCTTTCGATGGCTTCGGCAGCGTAGCACTGCCACACGCCCAAGAACAGATCCAGAACGCACTGCGCGACATCTGTTTGTCGATCGATGCTAAAGACCACTTCGACCTGAAAGAGCCAATCGTGGTGCCTGTCTATGTCGAGCTGCCGGTTAAGGCGCGCAAGCTGTACCGCGACATGGAAAAAGAAATGTTCATGCAGTTAGAAGAGCATGATGTGGAAGCGTTCAACGCGGCGGCCAGAACCATTAAATGTTTGCAAGTTGCAAACGGAGCAGCCATCTATGACGACAAGGGCAACTGGAAGGAGATACACGATGCCAAACTTCAAGCGCTGGAGAGTATTGTGGAAGAAGCTGCGGGCGCGCCTATCCTGGTCGCTTACCACTTCAAGAGTGATCTTGCTCGACTGCAGCGAACATTCCCCAACGGCCGGGTATTGGATTCTAACCCAAAGACAATTACGGATTGGAACGCGGGTCGTGTTCCCATTCTATTTGCGCATCCGGCGAGTGCGGGTCACGGCCTTAACCTGCAAGACGGGGGGAACATAATTGTTTTCTTTTCCCACTGGTGGAATCTGGAAGAGTTCCAGCAGATCATCGAGCGTATCGGCCCAACCAGACAGATGCAAGCAGGGCATGACAGGCCAGTGTTTATCTATCACATCATAGCGCGCGACACGATGGACGAGGCTGTCATGGAGCGCAGGGACAGCAAGCGGGAAGTGCAGGATATTTTGTTAGAGGCGATGAAGCGCAGAAAACAACACTCGTAGAATAATGCTTGCAATGTTTTTAGCATCTGCTAAAATCACTACATCGAATCAACAAACCCAACGGAGAACGAAATGGCAAACGCAATGGCACCTTTCCTTAAAGAAATCACAGGCGATGCTCTTACCGAAAAGCGGGATGTTATTGTCCGTTTCAAGATTGACGGACATGGTGTTTTTAAAACGCTTGCCCACAGCTTGGAAGAAGCCGCCAAATTCTTTTCCGAAACACGCGACTCGCTCGGCGTTGGCGCGAGTGAAGTAGGAGTATGCACCGTATGGCGTCGCGGCAATATCGCTCGCATTTCCTATAACGGCCGTGTTTGGGAATTCTAAGTTAAGCAACACCGGGAGCGGGAACACTCAAAATACAAGGAGCATCAAATCATGAAGAAAGCAATATTCATCGCCGCAATGTTTGCGGCTTCGGTAGCCTTCGCAACCGACAAAAACCCATGTGGGAATAACGGCAACAACTGTAACGCAGGCGGCGGCAATGCCTCCGTTGGTAACGTAACCAATACCGCAAACGGTGGTGCGGGTGGCGTAGGCCATGGCGGTAACTCGAATGCGACTGGTGGTTCGGTAGTAGGTTCGGGCAACTCGGCCAACAGCAATAAGAATGACAACAAAAACACCAACACGCAAGGCCAAGGTCAGTCACAGGGTCAAGGACAATCGCAGAATGCTAAAGCCCAACAAGGCCAAGCGCAGTCCACCGAAAACGCGAACAATAGCCGCCAAACGGTCAATGTTGAAGGCGACAACGTGACCTACCAGGCAGCGCGCATCCCGGTATCGACAGCCTACGCTGCTGGTTTAACAGCAACGAACGGCACCTGCTTCGGCAGCGCCTCCGGCGGTGCTCAGGGTGCAGGGTTCGGCTTCTCGATCGGTAGCACAACCTTTGACGAAAACTGCGACATCCGTTATGATGCGATCGCATTGCGCGAAGCAGGCCAAGTTAAAGCAGCGGTAGCCCGTCTGTGCCAGAAACCAGCGATGGCCGAAGCCATGAAGACAGCTGGCACACCGTGCGCAAATGCGAACGTGAGTAAAGCTGAACCAGTTACATCAGCAAACTATTCGCAGACTGCATCGCAAGAGCATAGCGATCCTATCGTGCGCAAACGTTTGGGCTTGCCGCCACTGAAATAAAGAATTGCTGAAGAGCGGATGCCTGTTACTGCAGGTGCAGCGAAAGTAGGCAATGTAAGAGAGCGATCTCGGCCGCTTGAAAGCCGAGAGCCAACAAAGCAAGGGCGGCGTGGATGGACACGCAAGGCATTGGCAACGAACAGAATCAAGAATAACGGCACGGGCTTGTAACCCTAAAAGGCTTTGCTTATTTTTGATTACTCGCAGTCACAGGGATATGTTCTCCTACTAAGAGATTGGCAGCCCTAAAGCCACAGCTGGAATCAAGCCCAGCCCCTTGCTTTGTTGGTGAACATAAGATTTGTTTCATGCACATGCTAAAGCCGGATCGGCAGAAAGAATCCGGCACCAATTTAAAAGCCCACCGAAGCGGGCTTTATTTCTTTCGCAAATAAGGTCTTGCAAGCAGTGGGTTCCTTACCGCCTAGACAGTAATTATACCCTATTTCCCCTCAGCGATCGCACGTACTGTATCACCGCTCGATTTGCTCCCCCGGCTGGAGCCGATGAAGTAGGCAATTGCGCCCGTCAGGCCTGTCTCAACTGTGGCGTATGCCCGAACGATCAAAGCGCGTACAAACTCATCATCCGGCAGGGTGCCGAAATAGAAGGCCGCAAAGGTAGACGCCCACAGGACAAACAGTACCGCGAGGATAACTTGAGGGGTTGGGTCTTTAGTGGCAACCTGCCGAGCGCGTGCGTCTTGCACGTCCTTGAGATACGCCTCCTCGGTGTCTTTGTTCAACTTCATGACGTCGATGTCCAGGCGGCGCATCTCCAGGTCAAAAGTGGCCTCCGCCGCCTTTAGAGCGAGAACCTGCTCACCGGTAAGGCCTTTGACGAGCGCCGCTTCCACTTCCGATTCGGAAGCGTCAGGGTTGCCCAGGATGTTATCTGCGATCGCTTTGATAGCAACCCCTGCCAGCGGGCCGCCGAGGGCGGTACCCAGAACGGGAGCTATCCCCCCTACGAGTTTCTTCCAGTCGAAGTCCATAACGCCTCCTTAGACGAGCGAATCAGCGAGTTTCCAGTATTTGTCCCACGTTTCCGGGTGGGGTTTGCCTGGCCGCCAAGCAGCAACATACTGCGACCACCCATCGGCAGAATTCTCAGGCAATTTATTCGGCAGGGTATAGAGCAACAATCGAGCAGCGCAGGCCGCTACGATGTCCTGGTACCGGATAGCTTCCCACAAACCGCCCTCGGTGGCTTCCACGTTGTAGGCTGCGCAGATAGAGTTCATCTTGTCGGCGACCGCTTTGTGCGTCAGCACCCCTCGGCACCCGCCGCCTTTCTCGAACTGCCAAAACGAGGCCGCGGGGCCGTTTTCGATTCCGCCTGACACAACCTGCCGGCGGTGCTTCAAACCGCTCTCCTGCAGCGCTATGGCAAGAATTTGACGGGTTGCCTGTCGGGTGGAAGGAATGCCTAATGCTGCCAGATCAGTGAAGGCGGGCAGGACGGCCGTAGTGATGAGTTTGTCAGGGGTCATTTCAGTTTGTCCCATAAGGCGTGAATGGCGGTGACACCAAGGGCAATACCGCCAACCCATTTGATGAAGGCACCGATATATCCGATGTATTTAACACCGGCTTTCATCGTCACTAATACCTCCAGCACCGAGGATAAATCAGATTTAACTTGCGCCATATCAGACTTTAGTTCATCTACGCTATGATCAAGTTTGTCCATGCGCACTTCGCCTTCCCTAAGTTTTTCGGCCAAGTAGTTTTTAAATCTTTCTTCTTCTTCCGATATTGAGCCCATGGTTTAAGTGTACCTCTTCTCAGCCCAAGCAACAGTAGCACCCCCCGAGGCGGTTATCTGATACTTTTCTTTATCTTTGACAGTAAAGGATAATTGGCTTTGCTGAAAAGAGGCGGCGTTAACCGGATTCGAAACAGGCAAAGTAAAGCCTGCGACGACGGGAGACACCGATATGCCTGCTCCTGAAGCAGTGACTACGGCATTCACTTCAATATCGCCGCCCGTCGTGTTCACGTAATCAGTGTTTAAGGCGCGCGTCACGTTCTGCCAAATGCGAGTGTCTATGTTTCTTAGCGACCCCCCACCGGCCCCTTGCACCAAGCTGGCAGGAGATGCCCACGTGCCAGCTGTGGTCTGATTGGAATCGAAAAATCCCACAACCCGAAAAGGCACGTTTGTTCGGGCCGCTGTTGAGTAGATTACGGTTGCGCTATCCGCGCTGCCGCTGCCGCCCTCCGCAGTAGTGCTTATTAGCTTGCTTTCATCAAGATTTATGCCGCAGGATTGATTAACCCAGGCCAACTCTACTGTCCCCGCGTTGTCTATCGCCAGCACAAGAATCCGGCTGGCCGCCCCGTTAGTTGTCCCCCCGGTTGATCCCGCGCTGATCACGGTGGTGATGGGTGAGGCTATCTTGCGGGTGTTAACTACTCCGCTCCCCGCTGTGTTCGATCTGAAATCAAGCGTCGTGGGATTAAGGGTCAGTGTAGCGGCGTTAGAGCTCATCGCCACCGAAAAAGGCTGTATTTCTTTAAAAGCGGAAGTATCATCCAGCGTAGCCAAGGTACCGGACTTGTTGGGGAGCAGCAAGGAGTTATCGGCTGTGGGGTCTACCGCAGAGAGAGTAGTTTGGAAGGCGTCTGCTGTAGCCCCTTCGAAAACTACTTCCACTATGGCATCTCCAGGGGCAGCCACGCCCAACGCCGCGCGCGCAGCCACCTTGTTGGAGCTGTCCGTGCCGAGCAAGTCTGCGAGAAAGTTGCGCAAATTAGCAAAATTCGTTTTCTGCTGCGCGTTGGTAGTAGAAGCGTTAGTTAGATTGTCTTCGGTAGGCAAGAGAGCCATAGTCAGCCTTTCACGCCCTGTATGCGGGCATCGATTGTCCCAGAGGTGGCAACACCATCCGTATCATAAACACCGATCAGCGGACCGGTGGCGTTCTTATTGATCCATTTTGCGGTTACCGCGGTACCGCCATCTTCTTGTAGCGTCAATTGTATATTATTAATCGACCGGTAGAGCTTGGTAATAGGCAATACTGTACCGAAGGGAGACACCGCTATGTTGTCTAGCTCTTCGTATTCATCAACCACATCGAAGTTGAGAGTAAATTCAGTTATTTGACCTTGCGTCTCGCCTGCCTGAGTAACAATGCGGAATTCAACAATGCCTGATTGTATATTTTCTAGCGCGCCGGGCCATGTTGTCCACTCAGTCGCAGGCGGCCAAAATAGCACGTCGTCGGAACCCCAGTAAAAATCAGCATCCATGCCCCAGAAAACGCCTTGGGTGCCGTACCGGTACTCAATGGTGTATGACGAGGCAATAATACTTACATCTAGCGTCAAACGCGCCCCTACCTCGTCCGGCATGACTTCGTAGGCGAGAATGTACATCATCTCTAGGTATGTCGAGGTTGGCCAGAACTCGATAGAGTCGGCGCCCCAAAACCGAGCAAGATCGGCACCCCAAAATAGTCCGCCCGAGTCATTAGCTACCAAGTCGCCGCTTGTCACTACCGATCCGTTGGTAGCTGTTCCTGCAAAGCCAGCGGCCTTGTCGTCATAGGTAAATACCAAGTTATCAAGGATCGTGTCCCCGAAATTGTACTGAATGACAGCGGGCATAAGCGACTCGTTACCACTCGTATCCACTGCTTTTATCATGACCGTTATCGGCCCCGGCGGGAATATCTCTGGTGTCCAAGGCGACGAGGTAAGAACGCCAGTGTGCATCGGTGCTGCATCCGCCCATGATGTGTTATTGCCGTACTGAAAGCGCACGACGTACCCCGCCAAGTCCAGTTCGGTGTTAGGCGTCCAGGTAAATATGCTATTGCTGACAAAGAAAGTCGCCACATTAGCAGGAGGCTCGGTCTTCCCTATGACTTGGTGCGGTGCGGCATATGTCCAGTCTGATTTGACATTAAGATACTGGTTCACTGCGCGCACGCGCACGATATAGAAAGAGCCATCTTCTACCGGGGAGAGGAAGGTCTGTGTTTCGTCGCCGTTCGCGGTTACCTTATCCCAAATATCGGAACCAAAAAGTTGCCATTCGATCTCAATTATGCCTCGAGTAAATACAGCCTGAGATACGGCAACCGGCCAGGTTACAAGTATCCGAGAGATAACTGTGCCGTCCTTGGCGAGCAGTTGATCCGAACCCGACTGGAGACTAACAGAAGCTATAGGATCGACATAAAAAGGATTAGGCAATCCGGTATTGGGGGTACTGTCCGGAGTTACGGCATCCGCGAAATCCCAAATGCTGGGATCGTCTTCTTTCAGCGTTAGTTCGACGGTAGAGGAAGGCGAAAACTTTTTATCGGTCACGCGAAATACTTTGTCTTCCCAGCCAAAAGTAGTAGAGCTATGTAAAATCCGCTGCCCCACCTTGAGCCCCCAGGCTTTCATGGAATACTCTGCTTTTAGGGTAAAAGCATTCCGCTGATCTTCCGTGAATATGCGCGCGATATTCCAGATGCGCTGTACTTCGTTTGTAAAACCAAAATCAATATTTGTCCATAGTTCGCGTCCGTCCGCTTCTACATACGCAGGGTTTTGGAAGGCTTTAAAATCGGTTGGTACATAATTATTTTCTTCGCTTACATATTGCCCTCGGATGCCGTTGTATAAATCGGAATCAGAAAGGCCAGGCGTTATCGATACGTTACCTACAAAATCTGTTTGGTCTAGCGTCATAACTGGCGCTGTGTATTTCCCTGCGTATATGTCCCATGAAGTAGAAACCAACCCGCCTGCCATCGATTGTGCCATGCGCTCTAGGGTGGCGGATTTGTCCATATCAGAATCAACAGTCCCATTGAACGTATATAGAGGCCCAAAAGCGGAGTCTCCTTCATCACACACATTGGCAGCGGTGATGAATTGATCCAAGGGTAGATCGCTGGCTGGTACGCCGCATATCTCGCTCGTTAGGTAATCCCAGATAACTTCGGCGTTGTTCTGACTCCATGCGGTTTCGCCCGTGCGGAAGTTATAGAGTTTTTTACCGCGGATTAGGACTTCTATCTGCGGTATCCCGCCCTGGAAATCTGGCTGATTAAGGTTTAGTCGTATGACCGTGTAGCACAACCCGCGCAAGACGGCCGTAGGGGCCCATTTATTAGGCACTTCTGCCAGTAACGTAGCGTCTGCCGGGTCGTCTGGGGTACCTAAATGGCGCATGACGCGAACCATAGGCGTATAACTGTAGTATTGATAGTTTACTTTAATGTACTGAGCAGGCGGATCTAGTTCAAGAGTTATTGTGTCACCCGAAATAGAGTATATAGGATACACGGTAGGGGTGCCGCCTTGTCCGTCATCTATTTGTGCTGAAACAAGAATACTACTAGTGATTGGCGTATGCGCCAGCACTAAGGTGTTCGTATTAAAGAACTCCTCGAGAGCGTTCTCCGTGTTGGTGCGAATATAGCGGGGGGATGTTGTGTACCCGTTAACATCCAAAGCCAAAGGCTCACCGTTGATATAAACTTCCTCAATAGCGTCGCACTCGTGAGCCGCATGTACCGCCACCAAATGCTTGTATTCATCGCGCGATCCGCTGTTGAACATCGCAACATAGGTCGATCCTGTCCGAGCGCGGCCATAAACATAGACATGGGGGGATTCTGTGCCGATGGCGTTAATTGTGCGGTCAGTAAGTGCCGCGTTGAAGGCGTCTCGCTCTGCTGCGGCTTGTGCTCGCAATCTGCGTTCGGCGCGCTTTTGCTGCGCAGTGCCGTACAGCATCATGCCGATCATTAAAACAGCTTGGGCAACCGTAATTGTGCCCGCCACCGCAGCGACAATAACAATCACCGGCGCGGCGTGTGCGAAAGTAGGAGACAGCAGCAGGAGGATTAAAGCGACCAGGCGCATGTTGCTAGTGTCCTTTTTACGAATTGAAGGCCTTGCATGTTCGGGCCTACTATCTGGTGGCCTGAAAACAAACACAAGCACCCATTGTACAACGCGATGTCGCCATCCTTAGCAAGATTAGCGGGTATCCTTGTAAAACGCCCGTCTAACGCCTTCTCAAGTCCGCCTACTCCTTGTATCGCCCGTCGTGCTTCTCGTTCACTGCGCCAAGATGGAAGGCCATCAAGATAATTTTTTTGATGTCGAAAGTTTGCCCACCTAGCGGCGAACAGTACGCAATCATTTTGACCCCAAACAAAAGGTTCCTTAAGATGGGAGGCGATATATTCAGGCAGCGTCATCATGGTGCGCGCTGGAAGTTGGCGGTAAGCCAAACAGCTGGATTGCCTATCATGTCGTTAAGATAATCCAAACCGGTGTCGGTTGGGTACCTTTTCTTCTGCTGTACAGCGTTGATACGCAAAGACGGGCGGCGACGCAGACCATAAAGAGAAGTCTCGCATTTGAGTACGATCTGTCCATTCTCATTAGATGTACCGATACTCATCATGTCCATGATGCCGGACCAGCACAGTACAGGATCGTCGATCATTTCATAGTTGGGGGTAAGGGGGCACATCCACATCTTGGCAGGCCGCCCGCGGTATTCCTCTACGTCACCTATGGCTAGGGCAAGCACGTCCATGTCAGCCACGTTCAAAGTAAAGTTGAGCGGGCTGGAGTCGAGGTTATCGGACTCCTGCACCTGTGTGACGCCGCTCAAGGCTCCTAGCCCGATCCATTCAAAACCGCCCCAGGTAAAAGTCTGATTGAAATTTGATAGGCGCAGTACCCCCGACGCGAAATCGAATTGTACGAAATACACGACCGGTACGACTGGCTTTTCTAAAGTTGCTTGTTGTTCAGGAGTGAGGTTCACGATGTAGGTCTCCAGTCTTCGAGCAAAGAAAGCGCCCAGGGCTGACCTAGCTTCGGCTGATACTGAATGCCATCCGTTAGCACCGACTGTCTAAAGAGCGCTTTTGGTTTATCCCAGACGATAGGCGCGCCCGATGCAAAAGCATTGCGCAACGGGGTGACTATGTTGGCTGTTAATGTGCCAGATGAGTCCGCCTCGCTGTCCGCCGAAACGCGCACAACCTGCTGGGTGAGACCAGAACCGAAACCGATAAGATCACCTCGGCGGAGCGTCGCGCCATCTTGCCCTATGCCGACGTCGATTTCTATTTGTGTTGCTCCCTGTGGGGTGTCTACCGCGAAGGTAGGCGAGCCGCGTAACGTGCCGGACGGGGTAGGCTGGCTCAGGTTCCACAAAGCTATTTGATTGGTATAGCCTCGAAGGGACTCGAAAAACGTTCCGATCTCGATTGCTTCTGGCCACAGCTCAGGACGGCCGGCTAACTCCACAGACCATACGGGGGCGGCAACATCAAGTGCCTGGGAGCCGAAAGCTGACTTAAACGGTATCGCTTGCTCCGCTGAAGTCCAGCGAAAAGCGGAGACGCAGTAGTCAGGCCAAGTAAGTATCATATTCTGCGCGCTCTGGTTAGATCATCGACGAGTTTAGCTTGGCTTATCCGTAAAGAATTGTCCACATCTTTCATGATCTGGGCACGATCGGCGCGGCTATCAATTTGTATCACCGGTGCGTAAGTGACTCCTCCCATCGCCAATGCGTTACCTGCAGTGCTGCCCGTTAGGGCTGCTGTCTGCTGCGCATTCATCACATAACCACTGGTGTTACTGGTGAATAGTTCAGGGCCTTCCTCGCCAACTAAGTAGGTTCCGCCGCCGAGTGTGGGGCCGCCTGCTGCGCGCGCCCCGGTTAGTCCGAATATTGACCCCAAGGTGCCGAGTATGTCGCCAAAAGCACCGCTACCTGTCCCTCCCTGGACGCTGCTGCCAAAAAGGGCGCGGGCGATGTTCGCGGCGGCGGCTTCGGCGAGGATACGTTTTATCATGGCGCCAAAACTACTGCTTATACTTTTGAAATTGCCGTCAAGGGCGTCCACCAGTCCGTCGCCTATCGATTTTTGAATACCCTCTGCGGCGTTGCGCGAAAACGCGTCTAGCTCGGATCCTAATTCTTTGTACCCATCCTTGAGTTTTTTTATCTGCGCCTCGAAGCCCTCGCCAGGTGTCAGAAAGCCCTCGTCAACCAAGGCTTGTATCTTAGCCATCTCGCGCCCTATCTCGCGGGCGGGGTCTAACATGTCGCGATACGACTCCGCAGCTTTCTGATTCTCTAATAAAAGATTCTGGGATGCCTCCGCGGCGTCTTCTATCGACTTCGCCACGAAAGACCATGCTTCCGCATTTAGCTTTGTGGCTTCTATCTCTTCAGTCAACAAGAAAATTTGTGTCTTCTGTGCCTCAGTCAGCTTTCCTAAGCGACCCGATTGGATCTCCGCAAGCGCCTGCTCGGCGACCGTCAGGTCTTTGGTGGCGACTGTTTGTTTCTGTAAGCCTTCGACGTACTTCTGGAAGTCGCTGACCTTCGGAGCAGAAGCCACTGCGCCTTTTTGGCATGATCGCCCATCCCACTTGCCGCCGCTGAATTCGCACAGTTTCTTGGCCTGGTTTGGGTCTGCTTCTACGGCCGCGTTTGGCAGACTAAATGGCTGTGGGCCTTGGGCGTCCGCTTGCCGTTGTAAGTTGGCTTGCAGATCGCGTAGACGCGCATAGAACTGTTCGCTGTTTTGGCCATATTTGGCAATGGCAGCGTTCAGATTAGCGCGGTCTTGCTGCACCGCACGTTCTAGCCCCTCGCTACCAGTTGCCGCGATGCCGAGGGAGTCAAAGAACCCCCTCCCGGCGGTGCGTGCCGCATTGAAGGCCGCGAATAACTCGTTCAGGGAGGTTACCAATGGCCCCGCTATGGAGGTCGCTGCTCCTGCCGCGCGTGCGCGCAATATGTCCAACTCATCATTGAACTTACCTGCCTCGATCGCCATCTCTTCCGTAACGCCGGAAAGTTCTTTTCCTTGATCAATCAATTCACCAATGCGTTGCCCACCTTCGGCGAGCAAAGGCGCTGCGGATTGCCAGGACTTACCGAGGGCTTCTGCGCCGAATGCGGCGCGCTGTTGTGGGTCTTTGATTGAAACAAAGACATCCGCCAATTGCTTGAATGCCTCTATGGGTTCTTTGGCAGTGATGCCCAACGTTGCGTACTTTTCGGCATCTTTGCCGATATTGACCGAGAGCTTATTGATCGCATCGGCGGTGCCGTTCAGGTCGGAGGCAGACAGTTTAGCAGCGAAGCCTAACCCGGCCAGATCCTCAATACCGATACCGGTGGCGGCTGATAAATCGTTGAGAGCGTCGGCACTGTCAACGGCGGACTTGACCATGAAAGCCGCGCCCAGAGCAACGGCAGAGAAAGCTAAGCCGATTTTGACACCGGCGTCTTTCCATGCCTGCTCGGATTCTTTGGCGGCTTTCTTTTGGGCGGCAGACAATTTTTCGGCATCACGACCGGCTTTTGACAGTCCTTCGCTATACCCGCCGATGCGGGCAACCAGATCCAGCGTAAGCGTGCCCAAAGATCGTACAGCCATTATTTTACCCCTTTAGGTTTTAAGCCTATGGCTCTCGCCATATCTTCCAAAGTCGCGATACGTTCGTCCTGGTAACGCATAAAGTGCTCAAAAGTTGCCTTACCGCCGGATGCTATATTAACCTGCAGCGCGAGCCTAGCAAATAGCCATTCAAGGCGCATACCGGGGTTGAGCGTGCCCCTTTTCTTCACGTACTCACCCCACGCCAAATACTCCTCGTACGGCATACGCTGCTTTGCTTCGTGCACCGTTCGGCCGCCGATGCCGTTCAGGACTAATTCGTGCCAGAACTCGTCGGCGGCGGTGAGTTTTTTGGTTTGCGCAGCTCCGCATTAACTTCGTTGATCGCCTTGACAAACAAACGGCCGAGAGTAGGGTCGAGCTGGTAGGCCTGTTCGTAGGTCATGACTTCATCCTTGGCTTCGCCGAACAACAAGCTCTTCGAGATGTAAGTCGCGGCCAGGGCGTGGTATTGCTCGCCCTCCGGCGGTTTGGCGAACAGTTGTTCCGTATCGCCAAACGATTGGCGGCGAACATACACCGTGAATTTATCGGTAACGTCTTCGCCTTTTTCCTTGTCGAAGTGCGTCCACTCGATTTCCTTTGCTACCGGCTCTGGGGGGACGTAGCCCCCTGCTGCTTCAAGGTCTTTGAGGTTCATGGCTTAGGTCGATTTAGGGATCAGAGATTGGCCGCCCGACACTTGGATGCCGACTGTGGAGGCCACAACGGAGTTCAAGGCAAAGTCAAACGGGAAACTGTTCATGAAGCCCTCGAAAGCGAGCCACGAACGGGTTGTAGGCAGCACAAAGCCCGAGCTGTCTGTGGTTGGTGCAGCGGTGCCGTCCGACCAGCCAATAGCCCATTGCAAAGTGGTACCGGCTTGTTTCAACTGGTACAAGCGGATGTGCGCTGGGTTCTGTGGATCGATGTTCAGGCCGAACGATGCCGCGCCTGGGGTAGCCAAACCGGCGACGTACTCGCGCGCTTCGCTATTCAAGCAAGTGGTTTCCACCTGGTCGATCGTCTCATCGATGCCGCTGATCGAGGTTACGCAACCCACGTCCAGCAGTTCGCCAGTTGCGGGGTCAATCGTAAATAAATCCGTACCTTGTGTGCGAACTGCCATGATATGCTCCTTAGTATGTGTACTGCGCGGTACTACAATAAAAACAGAATACGATCTTTCTTTCGTATGTTATCTTCTCGCCACAACGGACGCAAATTACTTAGCGCCCAAGCGGCCTTTATATCTTCTTCATTGCTGCTTTTAAAAGCAGAAACAGGAATTATATGGTCTACTTGCCATGCTCCATAGTTATCCCATCTCATGCCTTCTTCAAATTGCTTTTCTAAATGCCGGCGTAGTTCCTCTGTCTCATACCCAACTATATCCGCGGTTCTACGATTACTCTTATTACCTTTCAACATAAACCAAATCCGGCATGATATTGATTTATGTATCCTGAATACGGGGTCTTCTCTCGCCTTATCGGTGCGCTTCTTAGAATACAGGTAATCTGCTTCTGGTTTCTCTTTCCGTATCTCCCTGTTTCTGGTGTTAGCGCAATCCTTGCAAAACCCTCTGCGCCCATCTACTCTATCAGGTGCCCTAGCGAAAGCCTGCATAGGCTTCTGTATGCAGCATTTTGGGCACTTTTTACTCGTTGCCTCCGGCCTTAGCCTTTTTGCCTCTGCTTTCAGTCTCTCCGCTAACCTTGCTTGGGCTGCTAAAAGATCTGAGTCCCTCATGCTTTTAGCTTTGCGCCTAAGCTTCATGCATTTCTTGCAGGATGAATGCCGTCCATAAGCCCCACCTTTGAATCTTCCAAAATCGTCTAAACTTTTATGCAACCCGCATCTAGTGCAATCCCGAGAAGTTGCGCTACAATCGTACTTGATCATCTTCATTCCCCAATAATGATTTTGATAAGAGCCACCGGCGTGTTTCAGCACAAAGGTGGCTCGTCTATTTTACCTATCCGTGAACCAGTCGCAGTCAAACCCGAAGGTGTGGTGCTTTGTATCTGGATCTATCCCTTCGCCGCGCATAAAAGTGACGTACGCGACTTTCTCAATCTCATTACGCAAAGCAGATGCTACTGTGCGGGCTTGGTCCGCCCCCGTCGGCGTGCCTGTTGCGTATACATCGACCTGCACCGTGGAGCCGTCCATATCGGGGCGGTCACCCAGATAGTTCTCAGGCAATCCGCCTACCAGCTGCCACACCGCATAGGGTAACGCTACGTTTTGTGGCGCCTTCCCCCAAGCGTAGAAACGCAAAGGGCCTGCACCGGTTTTCAGCAAAGCCTGAACCGCGGGGGTGTTGCATGTCGCGAATATATCAGGCGTCATTTAGCTGCTTTCTTTATCGTCCGATCTAGTGCTTTGTTGAATTGCACGATAAATTCGTTTGTTGCATGTTGCGCGCTTTGCTCACCGGCGGGGCGCATAAAGGGCTCTGCTGGCATCTTCTCTGTGCCGAACTCCTTATAGCGCCAGTGCCGGGTGTCGCCACCTGGGTTTGCCGATAACTGCGCGCTAGTCTTATTGCCGCCGGCGCCGCCCAATATGCCTACCCTGAAGCCCAAATCGCCAGTGCTTTTGTACAAACGTTGGTTCCAGCGTTCCGCTACGTTCTTCGCGATGCTTGCGCGCGTTTGCGGATCATCAATTCTCTGCGCGTTCTGTCTCACTTGTCGAGACACCACCTGCGCGGCTTTACGCAAGGCAAAGCGGCCGCCCTTATACTTGGCATCGTACTTCAGCAGATCCAGCTTCGCAAGAAGCTGCGGCAGTCCCTTGAGTTCGACGTCGGCCATTACGCAATCTCCATCGCAAGCAAATGCTCCAGCGCGGCGCCCGAGCGTATCTCGTCCATCCGCCATTGCTTCCAGGCCAATTCAGCCGCCCACTGCTCGCGGTCGGGGCGGAAATACCCGCCTATGCTCTCGGACACCATATCAGTGGCCATCGACCCGCTATCTACGGCTACAGCCGGTACGCCAGCGATAACTGCATCTACCCCGGAGTTACTATTGTATGTTACCACTACAGCGGCACCAGCAAGCGAATCGTCTAAATTTCCTTCCGCAAGTGTAGCGCCGAATGGGATATTTTTGTAGCCCTTTTTTAACGCCAGCGGATGCGGCCGGAACTTCACCGGGAGGCGGTACTCACGCAGGGCTTCCAGTGTCGAGGAGGCATACCATCCGGACAGGTCGCGGCCTTGTAAGCTCATGTCGCCCGGTACTTGCCCCATCAGCAGTACGTAGTCGCCGCCCTGCTTCCAAGGCTGCAGCGTGAAGTGCTCATTAAAGCGGGACGGGTCGGATATGGCAGGGAACGCGCCCCGATTGTTCAATCCATTCCAGCACAATGATGTCCAGGCGAATCGATCGCCTAAGTATCCGCGCTCCATGACCAAGACCTGCCGGCCTTCTGCGCGTAGCTTCTGCCCAATGCGCCAGCCCCAGCAAGCCACATACTCAGTGTCTACCGGTCCACCAAGATTGAGGGCGACTTCAACGCCATGCGCACGCAGCCCTTCGGCCATCGCAGCTTGATGGGAGAGTTGGTGCTCCGCGCGGGGGCTGGAGATTACGGTAAAACGCATCCGATTCCCATTTGTGAATTTTCGTCGACAAATTCTACCGTGTTGCGGTAGGTCTTGATCTCTGCCCAAAGACGCGGAACTTCCACCAGGTTGTTGTGGATCTTCTCGCGCTGTTCATGCCCAACAATATCGTGGAATGCGATCAGGTCACCATGGTCTTTATAATTCAGCCAGTCGGTCTTCACCCCAAGGTATCGATGGTCCCCGTCAATCATGATGGCGTCAAAGCGCGGCATCTGTAAGATCGAGGCGATAACGTTCTCTTTGGTGCTGTCGCCCAGCATGTATCCGACCTGGTAGCCCTTTGCTGCCAGCGCGGCGACTACCTTCTTCAGTTGGTTGCCGGTGGTTGACTTACCCCACAAAGCGCCTGGAAGGTCAACCGCAACGGCGCGAGAACCTTTCGGCAGACTCGACACGACATCATAGAAGGTATCTCCTTCCCGGCTGCCTATCTCGCAGTAGCTGGTAACGTCGCGCTCTTTCAGAAGCGCGATAAAGCTTCGCAGCTCGAACTCATTTTGGGAGGCGCGGCGGCCTGAGAAGGTGGTCAGCATGTAACAAATCCCTCTAGTTGTTCTTTCAAGTCGGCAAACGGATAGCAACGCAAAGCGCTATTCGGAGTGCAGTTCAGTATCTGTAATCCCTTCGGCTTCCAGCGCTCAAACTGCGTTTTGAAAACATCGAATCGGTGCGGCGTGGTGTTCTTCAGCCCTTCCGGATGGGGACCGAAGTAGTGCGTGCCGTGCATATCGAAGCCGCAAAGCAAGATGCGATCGGCGCCTTTCTTCTGCGCGATCAACATCGCCAGCAACCCCGAGTTGCTGCCGGTGCCTAAAGACTGTTCGTGCTGTGTGCCCGGCATTCGTACCGAATATTTCTCGCCCTCGAACTCCAAGGCTTCTGGGTGCGCTCCCCACCATGCGTCGTCCGACGATACAAGCGCGTGCGCTTTCGGCGCCAGTTTGTACGCATCGCTCACAGCGATAACCAGGTCTGCGCGCTTCAGTGCGTAGTCGGCGATGGCCTGGCTCATGCTTGGGCCGGTGGCTAGGATAACGGCGGTTTTCATTGTCCAGTATCCGATACGCCCAGGCTGCAAAGAATGGTAAGGTACTCCACCCCACTGTCGATGTCGCTAAGCAGGCCACCGATGTTGTAGACTTTGCTGGGCTTGTCTTTACGCTCATGCACGATGCGCATCGCTGCGTCCAGCCCTTCGCGGTAGCGGATGGTGATACGCGCAACGATCTGGGCTTGGGTGGTAGCGCTTTGAATAAACTCGCGTGCGCTTAATGGCTCAATACCCGCCCACGCTTTCGCAACCAATTGCCACCCGGTCTGTACCTCGCCGGTGGTGGGATCTTGTATCACTTCGCCGCTTGTATCGCGCAGCTCGACAAGCTGCTCAATGCGCACGCGGTGGCGTAGCTTTCCAGAATAGAGAGGACTGGTAGCCATTATGCAGACGCGAGTTTGCGCAGAGGAAAGAGCAAGGCGGTAACACCAATCGGCAGATACCCATAACCGAATTGGGCGGGTACTGCGTGCTCGTTGCTGCCGTCGCGCTCTTTGTAGAAATACCCGACCAGCATCAAGGTAGCATTCTGCACTTCGGGCAGCACGATACGGTCTCCGGCGGTGTCCTGTTCGTAGATAGGATCTCCGCTGCTATCAAGCAGGGGGGTGCCGTCAGGGCCAAGCAGCGGTACCCAGTAGGGTGCCCCGTTCAGGTAGCGCAGCACCGCACCAGACGCGGCCTCAATCTTCAGCGACAGGTCATTGTTGTCGTCCGAAGTATCGCGCCGCAGGTGGTCGCTCGCTTGTTCGAGGGTGACTAATTTCACAACTTCACCCCGCCGGTGTTAGGAGTGCGTGGCTCGTAATTCTTGCCATCTCGTCCGCGTTTGATAGACAATCGCCACGCGTCAGATTCGCCCGGTTTGCCTTCCGGATTGTCCTTCTGCGCAATGAAGAAAGAACCCGCCCAGGTTACGCCATCACCTTTTACATACTCGGCGGAACCCTCTTTAAAAACGCCACGGTCAATCACGATGGGTAACGTGAAGGGGAATTCTTTTACCCGATCGCCGTGGCTAAACTTGATAGTGAGTCCTCGCTCGCCATCGTAATCTACTGACATGTCGTCAAAGCCGAAGCCATCCACCCCATCTTTAGGGGTTGGGATTTTGTCAACCGCTTTTTGGAAAAGGTCTTGCGCGCGGCGCTCGAAGTCCAGTGCCCACTCAGCCTGCATCTTTTGCAGCAGAGGGATGATGTCTTCTATCGTGATGCTCTTGCCATCTTCTGGTTGCCGAATTTGCGCAAGGACTTCTTTGACTACAGATTCTTGGTCGAGCGGTTCGGCGTCCTTGCCCTTTTCGGGCGTAGGTATTTGCGCGAGAACTTCCTTGATCACCTCAGCCTGATCGATGGGCTCGGCGTCCTTACCTGGCTCGCCGTCCTTCGGTACCGGGATGAGTGCGGCGGCTGCTTTTGCAATCGCCCCTACGTCAGGAGCGATAGGTTCGGGGATCGCCTTAATCATGCTCTCCGCATCGAGTAAGCGCTGGTCGAAAGGTTCGAGCGCCTTTGCGACGTAGGCCTTGACTTGCTGAATAACCAGCTCGGCCATCTCTTTAGCTGTTGGCATCGGATAGCCCTTTGGTCAAAGTTTCCATGAATTCTTGCATTTGTTTGGCGGCTTCGTCTTCTCGATTTGGTACTTCCTCGACTACCGGCGCGGCCACTGGCGCAGGAGGTTCGATCTTGTTCAAGCGTACCTGATCGAGAGGGAAATCTTGCTGCTGCATGTAGACGGTATCGCCACCAACCAAAGGCGGTTTGTTGAGTGCACGACGGCTCTCGTTCGGGGTATTGATCGCGCCCGATGTGAGTTTGATCTGAACATCCGCGAAGGTAGCCGGGTCCATACGCAGCAACGTATCCGTATCTAGTTCGGTACGACGATCCGCGCCGTCCAACTTCAAGGCGTCATCCTGACAGCGCTCCATCTCTTCGATGGGAGTATGCAAGGCGTTGTTGTAGTACAGCAGCTCCATATCCGGCACCTTCATGCCGGCAGGGATCGTGCCCAGGCCGATCTTGAAGGGCGGCACTCCATAAACGGAGCAAATCATCTCCGCATTAAATTTCAATTGCTCAATGAGTTGCGCGTCCCGGTAGTTCATGCGCATGGCTTCGAACTTCAAGCCGTCGCCGAGTACGGCGATTTTGCCTGCGTTGGCACCTTGGTAGTTCGCATTCCAACCTGCTTTCAATTCTTTCGCCGTTTCGTCGCTGATCGCGCCGGGTGCGGTCAAGACGCCGCCAGGATTCGCGCCATTGGAAAAGAACAAAGCCGAGTCTTCCTGCATCTTCAAGCCCAGCGCAGCACTCGCGCCGCATGCGAACAGGGGCGACGTACCTACCAGCGGATGATAGAGGCAGTTCATCCGGTCGTGGATGATCTCACTGGCTGGGATGGCTACCTGCGATTCGGTAATGCCGGTGAGGTTGTCTGTCTGGAATTGATAGAACACCGATCCGTCGGGGGATACTAAAACCTGCGCGCCGCACGGGTCCAGAATATACTCGTTGACCACTTCGCCGCGATTATCGCGCCCGAGCAGCACATAGGTGTTGCCGTGGGTGAGTTTCGACATCGCCCACCACTGACGAAATTGGATATCGTTCTGGTACCGGTTAGGGCGGCGCAACACAGGGGACTTCGAAGAGATATCCACCGGGTGCCATATGCCATTACCATCAACTTCGGTTATGCGCCAAGGCATATTGCCGATGTCGTTAGCAATGCGGTTGATACAGGCGTATACCGCGAAGTGCGCGAGCACGGTTTCGCGGGACCACGTAATGTTGCGTTGCCACGCGCCGGTGAATGGCTCCCGAATAATCGGCCACCATCCTCCGCTCGATCGGGTGTCCACAGCCTGCAGCACTCCGGCCGCTTTGCGGACGGTTGCGGCTGCCCAATCGGCTATTTTCATTTAGCTTTAGCGCGATGCGCGATGATAGCGGCGCGGACTTTCTTCTCGCCGGTTTGTGGGTGCAATTTCAACTCGTAGGATAGAGCGAGCGCGTGCAGCGCTGGCAAATCCATTTTGTCCAGATCCGCGTTGGGTTCGCCTAACAAATCATCGGCGGGTTTGGTGTGTACAACCTGCGCGGGGGCGGCGGCCATGCCGCGCGTCATGTAAGTATGCTTCCCCAAACCAACAAGGATTTTAGCGAATCGAGGCTCGACCATCTTTTCCTTACCGGATTTTGTCTCTTGAATTGCGACTTTCATATCGGCCTCTAGAAAAGCGTTTCTTGTTGAGTGGCGTTAATGCTGAATGACACTGTACCGCTAGTTACGGCGCTGCGCAAGCGAACGTATTTGCCTGCTGGGATTATACGGCAAAAACCCCATGACTCGCCATCCACGCTTTGCAAGACGATGGCCAGGGTGATGGTCTGGGAATTAGTCTGCTCGGCCTTGGTTGTCCAGTCTGCCGGCGTGGTTGAATTGGTGTTGGCCGTCTCAAGGAATATGGACCCGCTGGACGGGCCGCCAATGCTGGAGGTGGTAGTAATTACCCCCTCATAACACGCAAGCGCGTTGCGCGTGGCAGAAATCTGGTACCCGGTCGCCGATGTGCTGGTCACAATAGCGCGACTCGGCTCTCCTACCGACTGGGTAGGTACGACCGGCAGGGGGCCTAAAGTCCCATTGCCCAGCACGACTTGCGCTGTGGTACCCGTTGGGTTTGCGAACTTACCATTAAGCGCGGTTTGCGTGGCTGTCGATATTGGCTTGTTGGCATCGCTCGTATTGTCCACGTTGCCTAAACCTACATCGCCCTTTGTCAATGTCACATCCGCCGATAGCGCGTAGCCGTTGACCGTACGGGTAGTGGGTACCTTACCGTCGATTGCCGTCTGCAGGCCGGTTACGTCAGCGATAGCGTGGGTGTGAGCAGACGGCGCGAACGTGCTCGGGATGCTGGTCAGATCGCCATATACCCCGGAAAAGGAAGAGGTGCCAGCGCCGATAGCTGTGCGCGCTGCGGCAGCGTCAGAGGCCGTTAAAACGCTTCGCCCTGTTGCGGTGCTGTCGTTAATATCGGCGGCCGGGTGGGTATGCGCAGAAGGCGCAAAAGTGCTAGGCGCGCCGGTGAGCGAAGTCCATGGTGGCGAAATATTCAGCACTCCGGATGATAAGGCCAATCCGGTGCCGAGCTGCGCGTAGATAGGCAGCGTGGTTGTGCTGTCATGCATCAAAATACTATCTGTCGCGCACGACACCGGTGGGGCGATGCGCATCACATACGCGGTATCAGTGGTGTTGCGCTGATCTAGGCGCAGCTGGCAAGGTGCGGCTTGCGCAACCGTGGGCAGGATAAGGCACAGGGCGATTAGAAACTTTTTCATGCTCAGGCCCATTCACTTAAAGCAGCGGACAGCCACGTATTGGTCGCTACGCAAAAGTACACGCGTTCGGCATCAAAAGCTATCTGCCCAGCGGTGCCTGGTGATGTTGGCGTAGTGGGCGGGGTGATTATGGCAGGAGCAGTACGAAGGGCGGCTGCCATGTTCTTGAGCGCAGCATTTGTCAACCCGCGGTTAGGCGTGCCCTCTACGGGGACTGCCGCGTCTATTTGCTCATCTGTAGGTACGGCCATGGTCTAGCTCCAGAAAGTGTTATTGTCCCAAGGCTGGCCCGCATCCCACGTCTGACCGCTTGGCGGCTCGTCGCAAGTGCCGTTAATCCAGCAAAGTTTTTTGATGTTGCTTATGAAGTTCTGCATTTTATGCTTTCAGATCCTTGCAAATAAGCCCTCCGAAGAGGGCTTATGCACCAGGTTACTGATTAACCGTAGTTGACACCGGTGAGATACGCCACGCCCGAAGAGCGGCGACGTGCCCAGTTGATATAGCGCTCTGCCAAGAAGGCTGTGCTATTGGTCTGGAACATTGACACCAGCGAGGTAGCGGTACCGCTTGCGCTGTTGTTGGTTGGGTTATCCAACATTTGCAGCGATGCTTCGCGGCTTGCGTCAATGGTAACTTGACCATCATCGGCCAGCCAGATATCGCGAGCATTGACCAGCACGATCATGCCGCCCGAGGTGTCGCTCGGCAGGTAATCCGACACAACAACCGGTACGCCCAGGAACACGCCGCCATTCATGGTCAGTCCTGGGAACTCGGATTGACCGAGTGGGTTTTGCATCATCGACAGCGCAAGAGCGGTTGTAGAGTCCATGATGTACACAGCCGTACGCGGTGGATTGCGTGCGGCGATGAATGGCGCCCACAATGCTTGGACATCGGCGCGGATATCGTCAGCGGTCGAACCAGAAGATGCAATCGCTGTTGCCCCGTTGGTAATTGATGCTGGCGACACGTTAGCAACAGCTGTTTTTGCTGGGTTCACGAAGTCCAGGTCGATACGTTCGATGATCGCAGCGGCCAAGCCATCACGGACCAGACGTTCAGCCGAAGGGCTGGAGAAGCGGATCAGTTCGTTCGTTAAAACGGCGATCGATGCGACTTTAGCCCAACGTAGTTCGGTTGCTGTGAAGTCGAACTGAGTCAGTGGCTTCGGTGCGCCTTCACCTACCCAGTAACCGTTACCGCCAGTTGTCTGGCCGGCGATACGCACGTTGAACGGGATGCGGTTCAACGAGGGGATATTGCCGGTGCCGAACTGGCCGATAATGGTTTGTGGGCGCAGGAATTCAACGAAATCGCCTGTGAAGTTTTGGTAATCGACCAGTGGTGCCGCCCAGGTTGCGTCCAGGGTGGTACCGGCTTCTACCGTAGCCTTCATGATGTTGGCGAACTTGTCGCCGCGGGCTTCGAATTCCAGCGCCTTAACGATGCCTTCATTTTCTGGGTAGTGGCGTTTAGCCATGTCCAGTGCGATGCCTGGGTTCATTTGCGAAGCCATTTTGCACATTGCATAACGGGCGAACGCGATGCCCGGTTCGAGCTTCTGGGTGTTCTTCACCTGTACGCCAGCGCGCGATTGCGTTGCGGCAGCGGACGAGGAGCCGTCAACAACAGTCGCTTTCGATTTTTGGATGTCTTCCAGTTTCTTCAGCCGAACGATATCCGCGTCGAGCGCTTTAACTTCTGCGTCAAGGGTATCAAACTCTTCGCCTTCTGCAGCATCTGCCGACCGGCCTTCGTCAATCGATTTTTGCATTACCGCGCTCATCTGAACCGATTTGGCTTCGCGGGTTTGCACCAGGTCGGCGATTTGTTCGCCAATCGTTTTGGTTTGACCCAGCATCGCGATACCAGCCAGCGAGCCCAGAATTTCAGGCGAGACATAAGAGGTGATCGGGTGACCTGCGAAGGCCAAAACGGACATTACGGCCAGCGCAACGCATACCCCTATAGTGAATCGGTTTTTGTAGAGTGTTTGTTTCATGATTATTTCCTTTTGATAAGTTTCACGGCGCCAGCATGGCCGGCAATGGTGTGTTTTTGCCCCGTAGCGCCGGGAGACTTCAAACGCACAGAACCGCCCTTGTGACCTGTCGCGGTCGGGAGATGCTGCACATCGATACTTTTGATGGCGGTGATCACCGCACCGGCGTTGGCCGGGATGGTGACCAAGCTCAACTCCATAACTTCCGTCTTGAGGAACTTGATACCGCCATTTTTCATAATCTCGTATTCGTTTTCCAAAGCGCGGAAACCGATTGACACTGCGGTAACGAGGCCAGCTTTGACGCTCTGCCAGGCTTCGTCTACGCGATCTTTGAGAGCGCCAGGCTCTTCGATGTTTGGGAGTGTCGCTTCAAACGTGATGCCGGACTTGGTTGGCTTGTCGAAGTTGACGGTGCCGACTGGCTTGTCCGATTTGTGCTGCCACAAAAGGGGCATAGGATTTTTGAACTGGACACCTTCAGGGACGACGATGTCACCTACACGATCCGCTTCGGGCGTGGTGGCCACGCCGCGGATGATTCGCTTGTCTTCATCGAAACTCTTAACGTGCAGTACGGTGTATGCGCGGTCCATATTTTTCCTAGGCAAAGAACATTTGATACTTGCGTTTCATAGGCTCAGGATTGAGAGCCATAAGGCTTACTGCGTTGTACAAACTCATAAGCGGGTCAATCTTCGCGCTGCCCGATACCGCCTTCGTGATCGATATTGCATTGCCTTGCGCAACAGTGCGCGCATTGCCTACACACCAGTTCATCAAACGTTGTCCACCGTGTATCAGCTCATTGCCTGCCAGCTTGCGCTCGGTTGTTTTGATCGCGCCATTTAGCCTCCAGCCCTGCGAGATCGCCACGATTTGGTCGAGCGTAAAGTCGCGGCCTGGTGCCGTAAGTTCGTCAACTATATCATTAATCCCGGCGGAATCAACACCTATTGAATTTTTTTCTGGTAAGAGCCCTGCGTCCTTCACCTTGCAAATAAAGTCCGCCAGCTCGGTCACGTCCTGCCCGGGGGTCTTCACTACCGTCAAGTCTCCATCCTTTTGGAAGTCGAGCAAGCGCGGCGAGATGTCCTTACGTCGCTTGAGCACAATCTCATGCGCCCAGGCATGCGACCACTCCAGCCACTTGCGGGTCTCCTTCTCCCGGCCGAGGATGGTCAACCCCAAGAGATCGTCTAGGCCGCCACCGTCGATGCCCACCACGGCGACCTCGCAGCGCTCGAGCAGCGTCTCCAGGTTGATGGTCTGGTCCACATTGCTGATCTCAGGTCCGGCATTCTCCCAGAAGTCCGCGCCCGCCCATCTATCGCTGCGCAAGGACAGGCCGATCTCGACGTTCAGATGCTTTGCGAGAAACTTGTTTTTAGACCCGGCATCCTTTCGGTCTTCTTTGACGAGTTGATCCTGTAGCCACTCTTGGCTTACAGACCGGCCGAGATTGGGATTGGTCACATAGAAGTTTTCCGGCTTGAGATAAGATTGCTCTTTTAGCATCATCTCTGGGTACTCAAAGAGGATGCCCAATGACTTCTTGTCAATGATTATTCCGTCGCGCACGTCACGGTAATATTTCAGCTTTTCAAGAAACACGCCGGCGGGTGGTTCGTCGCTTTGGGTGGAGGCGAAAATAACAAACCCCTCTTCACGCGACACCTGGCCGCCGGTGGCTTCGAGAAGCATCGCATCTGCATTTGCACGTTTGCCGAACACCCAAAGCTCATCGACAAAGATACGGCCGGCTTTTTTGCCTGACACGGTGTCCGAGTCTGCCGCCACGACCTTCAAGGAGGCGCGCAGCTCGCGATGGGTGATTGTCCGGATGTGGTCCTGGATGTGCAGTATCTTGGAGAGTTCGGGATCCGCGCGCACCATCGCAGCAGCGGGCTTGTAAGAGTTGAGCGCTACCTCGACTGTCGGCGCTAGAATGAGGAGTTCTTCCTCTTCGCGCCAGTTGAGAATCAACGCGGTCAGCATCACACCGGCGGCGAGGGTAGACTTGGTATTTTTCTTGCTGATCAGCAAAAAGAATTCGCGGATGAGTTGCTTGCCTGTGGGGCGATCATAGGCCCCGAAGATAGCCGATACGAAGTCAAACACCCATTGGTCGGAGCACTCACCGAAGGTTGGTTTGCCTGGCAGGTCAACTACCCGGAGGGACTTGAATATCTCCAAAGCCCGTTCGGCTTCGTCGGGGAAGAGGGGAGGGAAGGTGATCAGCGATTGGCGCTTGACGATGCGCTCTTCCCAATCGTCGCAGCTGGTGTCCCACTCTGGGTAGGGGTTCATTTTGCAGAGAACGTAGGTACGCAGCGCATTTTACCCTCGAGATCCCGCACCGCGATACCCTTGTTCAGTGCGCAATTATGCGAATAATCCGTTACGCTTTCCGACTGCTTTTTGCAATCGCAGTTGCGCAGAGTCCCGCCGACTATCCCCAAAAGGCAACCGCCGATTACCAATAAAATCAGGATGTAGATAATCGGCGCGCGGTCAAAAACCCATTGCTTTATCTTCCCAGTCATCACGCTACCTTCTTGCCATTGGCCGATGCGAGCTTAGGCGCGCCGCCGGTTGCGTAGAGTCCTGCCTTGCTGGCCTTCGCGGCTTCGGCTTTGTCGGCTTCTTTTTTACCACCATCTGACCGCTTGGTGTGTCGGTACTGAGCTGCCGCTATCGCGGCGCGCAACCGTATGCCATCGGGTGCCGTTGGGTTCCGGAAGGTAGCTTCAAGGAAGTCCAAAGGGGTCGCATCTTTTTGCACCGCGCCGATGGTTGTGGTTTCCGGATCGACGATTGGCGCAGGGTCTTCCCCGAGCAAGTCCGCGCCTTCGGGCGCAGGTTTTTGCGCAGGGGGGAATTTCTTTTTTGGCCCCGAGTTGGGGCGGGCGCCGCCGCCGCCCTTCATGCCAACTTTGCCAACCATTTTGAATACCTTGGTT